TGTATATACCGTATTTACGTTTATTGCCATTTTAATATTTTTAAAAAAAAAGGGTGGCGTTAACCACCCTTATTTATAATCACTTGTTATTTTAGTTTTTTCTCTATCGATTTAAAAACCTCAACACCTTCATCTGTTTTAAACCAAGCAGCCATTGCTGAGTATGGATTTTCATCAAAAGGAACCGTCATTAATTTACGATCGTTAGAGGCCCAGGAAAATACTCTATTATCTCCGCTAAGCTTTATGATATTATTCTCTCTCGCTCTAATAGCTATATTTCTTAATTGTACATTATCATCATTAGCTATTTCAATAAATAAATTTGGTTGATTTTTTGCAAATAACAATAAGTCTCTTTTAAGTTCTTTAGACGTCAATTCAGACACTTTAGAACCTAACTCAACTCTTAGTATTGCCTCTGCAAAATCAGGATCCATTTCCATAGCCGCATTCATTGCTATTAGTTGAACCTGTAAATCTTCAACCTCGTCTACTGCTTCTTCAATTTTATCGTACTCAGAAAACAATAAACCATTATGAGGATGTTTACCTAAAAACTCTTGCAAATTTCTTTTTTCTTTAGGAACAATTAACATTCCTAGTTCAAAAACTATATGCTTTAAAGTTGATTGCCCTTGTTGTTCATCAACAAATATAGATTTTTGATTAGTAGCATATCTTAACTCTCTTTCATAACCTTTATCTGGGTCAAACCAAACTAGTGGAAATTTTCTAGTGTGTTTACTAGGCATAGTGTACGTTAAAGGGTTTTTACCATCAATAAGGTAATATGTTCTATCTTTATATTCCCAAGTATCTTTTTTAACCTCTTGCTTAGGAGCAGGAGCTTTTTTTGTTTTTTCCATAATATAATATAATATAATAATTAAAAAAGACCCCGCCGAAGCGGGATCTTATTATTGTTTGCTAATTAAATAGCAGCATAAGTTGCAGAAGCAACGTCTTTAGTTAATGTGCTAGTGTTTTGCATTCCTGCACCACCGCCAATTAATCCAATCGCTTTTACAATAGCTTGAACATCTGCTTGCACAAAGTGTGTTGAAACTGTACCTACAATCCAACCAAAAGGCTGAATTAAGATCTCATTTGAAACATCACCTGTGTACGTCACAGATATTTTGCCAAGTTTAGCGCTAGCTCCAAGTTTAACTGTAGCTACACCTTCTGCTGATAATACATCAAATGCACTGCCAACTTTGTCTAATTTTACATATCCCATTTTCTTATTTTTTTTAAATGTTAATAATTAATTATGCTCCTTTGAATAACACGAAGTTATTAGCAGCTTGTGTAACTAAACATCTTTCAGATAAGAAATGTACAGACATTGCATCTAAATCAGAAGTGTAAGCTCCTCCAACTGAACCAGTAATCCAGTTTTTGAATCTTCTATCTTCAGTTTCAGAAGCTCTATATCTTACGTGTAAGAATGGTCGTCTGATATTAGAACCTAACATTTGATCGTATACTGTTGAAGTTCCAGCAGGAACTAAAACNCCATCAATAGCTTTGTCTAATCCTCTTGTAGATGCATCGTTTAGATATTTCCAGTCAGTTTTGTAGAAGTCATAAGAACCTCTTCTGAATCCAGTAAATCCAAAGTTTAGCGCCATCTCTTGCTCATTGTCAAATAAACCATAAGATGCAGCAGCAGTAGAAGAAAAACCTCCACCTGCCATAGCAGCGATCATATCGTCAAAATCAAGAGCAGTAGATCTAGATAAGAAAAGCATGTTTTCTTCAATAGCACCTTGCTTGTCTAAGTTTTTGAGTATTTCATCAAAATCTCCCATTGCACCTGAACCAGGAGCAGCAGCACCAGCAAAACCAGAGTATATATTACCTCTGTCTTCGATAGCAGCAAATAAACCTTGAGAACCTTCTAAACCTTGACCACTTAAAGTAGTAGCACCACCAGCAGCTGTTTTAGAATTTTCACCTTCAACCATTTGCATTTCAAGATAATCTTCAAAACGTAATCTAGTTTCAGACTCAGCTTTTAGATACCATAAATATCCAGATGTTCCGTCTTCCGTAGCAACTTCAACCCACCCAATTTGAGCAGTATCAGAACCATTAATTTCGTACTTGTCTTTGATAATTACAGGTCTGTTAGCGTACTGAGTAAAAGAAGGCTCAATAGAACCTGACATTCCGTTAGTACCTTTTTTAAATTCAGAACCGTATACAAACATATTAACGTTTGCAGTTCCTAATAAACCAGCAGGTATGGCGTTGCTTCCATAAGGCGAACATCTAAAGCTTAAAGCGTTAGAAGCTCCGTCAACCACAGGATTTCCAGCACCTTGTGCAGTGTCATATACTTCACTTACGTGAACTTTGGCAGTTACTAAACCAGTAGCTTCATCTGATAAAAGAACTGTTTGTCCTTTTCTTACAGCTATACTAGTAGCAGTGTTACCTGTAGTAGCTAAACTTGGGGTAACATTAAAAATACCAGTACCAGCTCCTGTTTCAGTTATAGCTTGTGTTAAGCCTCTGTAGGAGATGTGTAATCTATTTTGTTCAGACCAAATAATTTGATCAGAAGTCATAGGCATTTCAGCGCCTACCATTCTCAAGAAACCAGACAAAGTCCTGTTTCCGTATCTTTCTACTTCAGCTTCGTAAAGCTCTGGTAGATATTGTTGTGCAAAGTCCTTTCCACTTCCTGTATTGAACTCTAAAAAGTTAGTGCTCAATGCCATTCTGTTCTGAGAAGGGACTAGTGACGCGGGAAAACTCCCACCTGATAAACTCATAATTTTAGTTTTTAGTTTTTATTTTTTCGTTGTATTTTTAACTTAGAACTATCAATACCAGAAACTGCTTTTACTTTTAAACCTCCAATATAAATATCTTCACCGCTTTGTGGACGAGAAGCTGTTTCTATATTTTTAGATTTATTAACTAAATTTTTTACGCCATCGGTTTTTCCTTGTTCGTAAAAATGACTAGCAATAGTATCTATGTTTCTAGCTGCATACAGGGCTTTGTGATAACCATTAATGTCTTTAACAGATCCATCGTCACCTAAGAACATCTTAGTTAGATTAGATAGTTTAACTTGGTCTTTGGCCACGTCTTGAGTATTGTTAACATTATACTTAAACTTTTTTTCTCCAACGTTAAACTCAAAACCTTTGAAATCGTTAGAAAAATAGTCATTAGTACTTTTAGCAAACTCTTCTTGCCTTTGTACAACTTGTGATTGTTCTTTGTTATATCTATTGAAAAAGTCTGTTGCTTTTTTTTGATCTTCAGTTACGTTAGGTCTCAACTTGATCTCTTCGTAATATTTATCCTTAGTATCTTCTAAAAAGTTCTTGGCTTTAGCAATTTCTTCTTTAAGTGCGAGTTTTTTCTTTTTTATATCTCGCTCTTCATCAAGCTCTTCATCAAATGAAAAATTATCTTCCATTATGAAATTTATTTCTTCATCATCTAAATGAGGCTTAGTATTTTTGTAATATTCTTTTAATAAAACATTACCGTCTACTTGAGAAAAGTCAGTGTCTAGTCTAACATAGTCTTTAACTGTACCACCTGTTTCTTCCATAAACTTAACTAGTTTATTTAAATCTTCAGGTAATTCTACTACTCTTCTTGTTTTTGTAGGATCTTCTTTTTCTTTAGTTTCTTCAACTACCGTTTCGTTAGAAACTTCTCCAACAGCGTTGTCTTCTGATTTTTTTTCTTCAACAACCTCGTTAATGATAGGTTCATCTTCTTTTTTAGATAAATCTATTTTAGTCTCAGTCACTTCTTTAATGTTACTTAGGTTTTTTGGTTTTTTCTTAATTTTAAACTCGCCTTGAGTCAACTCACCTCCCGGTGTTTCTTTTATTTCTTCTGACATAATATAATATAATAGTTAATAATTACTCTAATAAGCCTTGAGGCATCGAGTCTTGTGCTTGACCACCTTGATTAAAATCTATAGGTGGTAAATCTAAATTTCTTTGTTGTATCATTTCACTTTGCTGAGTGCCTTCTAGTCTAGTTCTATCGTCTTTACGATCTTCTATCATTTTTTCTTTAGAACCTAGCTTGTCTATTTCCATTTGTTTCAATTCTTTATCAAATAAAAACTGCATTTCCATCATTTGCTTTTTCATATCATACTCTTGTTGCATCTTATTTATTTCAAAATTAGACTTACCTTGAGCAATTTGCAGCGTGGTGTCTGCTAGCGCTTGTTGTTTTTGCATTTCAGCTGCTGCAGATCTTTCAGAAGCTTCAGCATTAGCGTTTGCTTGGGCTTGTATATTAGCTTGCTGAGCCTTTTGATCTTCTGCTGCTTTTTGTTTTCTTTTTAATTTTAAAAACTGGTTAGCTAGCTTAAGATTTTTTATATCTCTTATTTCTACAGCATCTTCTAAGTGTATTGTATTTGTTTTTAAAGCTGCTTGAATATTATTTTCTAGTTGAGCTTTTTCTTCTTCATCAGGAACTAAATCTAAGTATATGCCAAATTCAAACATGTTTAATTGATACATGTCTTCTAAAGTTCCTACATTGTAAGAACTAATACTGTTTTTTAATGCTTCTTTTGTTAGTGGAAACTCTAAAGCATCATTTATTCTTAATGATATATTTTCACATGTTCTAGCTGATAAATATAGACTTGCTTGAACTATATGTTTGGTAGCTGTATTAGAATTAGCTGCCGCAAGTTTTTGTAATCCAACTAATGAATCTTTATTTGGTTGGCTTCCGTCTCTAGCTTCATTAAGTCCAGTAACATCTCTCATCATTTGTAAATAATACTGATAAGTTTGTATTAGTGATTGCATTTTACCGCCGCCAGAGCCCGTTTGAAGTTCTTGTATAGGCACTTTACCAGGATTCATATTACCATCTTGTGTCATAGACCTACCTAGTATACTACCAGTCTGGAAGTACATATTTAAAGCTTCAGCAGGATTATAATTAGTACCATTGCCAAGATCTACTTCCGCAAGTCCATCAACATCTAAATAAACACCATCAGGAACTAGTCTTGATAAAACTTGTTGAAGTTTTAAATGCGTTAATTGTATCATATCAGCAAAACCTGTCATACGCCCAACTAAAGACTCTATTCTACCTTTGTACATTTTTGGAGCACATATATTATAACTCATATTAACCTTAACAACATTAGCTTCTGGTCTAACCATGTTCTTAGCGACTTGCCATCTTAACATCATATCATGTCCTAATACTTTAGCGCCATGGTATAAAACTTCTATAGATCTTGAAACTCTATCAAATTTATCAGTCTTAGGTGGGTTAAATGTGTCAGGCTTTTCTAATGTTTTTTCTAACCCAGTAGCAGTTTCTTTTATTTTAAAAACTTGATCTTGATAAGTTTTATATTCAAAATATACAATTGCAATACTATTATTGTCTTGCCTTCCATTAAATTGATAGTTATAACTTTTACTCCCTGGATACTTCTGTATAGTTTCCATTTCTTCTTCAGTTAAACCTGGAAATTCTTTTTTAAGTTCATTTAAGCTAACGTACTTAACTTCTCCAACGTACCATATATCTTGAAAATTAGGATCATCTGTATATGAATAAACTAAGTCAGCAGGATCGACATAGTCAACTGTTACGCCTTCAGATAGATTAAAACTAGTTTTAACAGCACCTATACCTAGTACGACTAAATCTTCGGCAGTTCTTCTTCTGGTTAAATCATACTTGTTAAAAGCTAAAGTATTATTAATAGCTTCTTCTTCTGCTATTTCTATGGATTGTTTATAAGTAAGTTGCATGTGCAAATCTAACTCTTCTTGATTTTGAGGTAAATCTTCAGGATTAGCTGTACTGTGTAAGTCCATGCCAGACACTTCCTTTATTTGTTGAATAAGTTTTTGAGAGTTTATATCTCTTAATATTGTCTCAGCATATCTAGTTCTCTTCTTCAAAGACTCTGGATCTTGAGCATAAGCTTTTATATCATATAGCTTACCATCCATGCCATTAACAACTATATCAACAAACTTAGGTATTATAGGTACGGGTTTCCAGTCTAAATTTAAATAAGACAAATCACCGTTTATAGCTAATTCATCTTTGTATTTTTGAACTGATTGTTCTCCTCTAGCATAAAGTCTTAAATTTCTAAAGTTGTTGTAGTTCGTATTGTATCTTCCAGATACTCCTGATCTAGTACCACTAAACCAATCACCTTCAATAGCTCTACCAACTTGTCTTCCGTAATCTAAGCTATCTTTGACCTCGTCAGGTACTACCTGGTCTGGAAAAGAACTACCATTATAAGTTTGTATTTGCATTTATTCGTTTATTTTAGATAAATTTCCTTTGTTATCATAAGTTTTTATACCTAAGTTAACTTTGTTTTTAATAACATTAGCTGTAGGAATGTATTTATTCCTATTGCAAGCCATAATAGCTAAACCAGAGCTTATAGAAGCATCGTGTTTTGTTCTATTATTTATATCAAAAGCTGCCCAATCCTCTAGAGTCTTCTGATGATACATATCACCTGTGTTGTTGTCTAAAAATCCTACGTAATTTTCTATATAAGATTCAATAGCAGCTGCATGAGCTTGTTTAATATCTTCACTTGAGTTAGGTATTCCACCTATTTCTTTCTCTGTTGTAGACAACTTGTTCCAAATTTTATCAGGACGATTCATTGAAAAACCTCTATAACCTCTACGTTTAAAATAGTATAATAATCTTGGTTTGTTATTTTCACAAAGTAAAGGCATACCATAAAAAACACAAGCCATCAGTACATCTTCAAAAAATATTTCAGCTGTTTGAGGCCTTGATATATACTCTAAAAAGAAATGATGAGGTGGAGCGTTTTCCATACTAAATTTAGTTAATCCATGTAAAGAACCATTAGAACCTTTGCCATCCACAGTTCCACTAATATCATAACTATCACATCCAAAAGCTCCAAGATGTTCATTACCAGGATACTTGTATCCATTTCTTAGTATCACTTGATTTTGTAAATTATTAGGTGGTACCCAAGTTATTTTAAATCTACCGTTTTTATTAGGAACAAAACTTACATTGGTGTCTTTAACACCGCTGGCCCATTGAAAATTACCTTCTGTTACAGCTTTGTCATTACCCGCTTCATGATTATAATCAATTTGTTGATATATTCTAGTTAAGTTAAATAAACTATGTTTAGACTCATCTCTAAAAGCGTGAGCCTCAGTTCTTGGAAACTGTCTGTAATATTCATTTAAACTGTCTTGATCTCTTTTTAATCCTTCAACTTCGTTTTCCCAGTGCTCAACAACGCCTGTTGTAATGTCATAACCGTCAATTCCTTTGACTTTATTTTTTTTGACAGTGAAGACAGGTAGTCCATAAGTATTAATGAATCCTTCGTAGTTCCACTCCATAGGGACGAACAAGCTATAGAGTCCAGAAGAAGTTTGTCCGTTTCTATTTCTTTCTGTAACGTCTGAATTATAGTATAATTTTTTGAAGTTATTTCCACCTTTATCTAACGCGTTTGAAGTAGAGCCCATCATGCACTTTCCTACGATTCTTGATCCTAGACGTAGTGTAGTTTTTGTAACTCTCCAGTTATTTAATATATTATCAGGTCTTTCCCATTTACCGCTTTCATCGTGGGCTAGTAGCTTTAGCTTTTCACCATCGTAGGAGTTATCGCCTGTGTTTTTCCAGTCAATAGTTGTATCAAGTCCGTCTAATTCCCTGAGCTGTTCATTAGATTCAAGCTTTCTTCTAGTAAGCTTTGAGGCTGGTACTCTATAAGCCAGTTCAGTTTTCGGCCGGTCCATACCATCCTGAATGGGTTTAAAAAAGAACGGGTAGTTAACTGATATGGGTACAACTTTATCTGTGAACATCTTTTTGGCATCCGCTCCAGACTTGGAAAGTATTCCAAACCTAGCATCGGAAGATATTGTAGCTTGGTTAACAAGCTCTGCGCTTGACATAAAAGAGAATCCAGATCTTCTGTTTTTAAGGTAGCACATTCCATAACATCTTGAGTCTGCTTTACATGCTTCCCAAAATATAAAGAAGAGTCTATTTGCTTCTCTAAAATCTGGCGCTCCAATATCAATCTTTGACCACTGCAAGTACATGTAATGAGTGCCAGTAATGTAAGTAGGAGTACCATTGTTATAAAAGTAAAATCCTTGCTCTCGTCTAGTAAATTCATTGTCAATATAATCGTACCATTTTTCTTTAAACTCAGCTGGATATTCTTCCCAGTCAAATCTACTTTTAATTCTACTTAGCTCTTTTGGATATTCTGCCTTTTCCCAGTATTGTTCCGCTTTTTCTTTACTTCGTTTAAACGATTCATCTGCTGCTGGTAAAGCAATCCTGAGATTTTGTATTTCAATGATTTGTCCAATTTTTCCAGTTTTACTTATACATATAAAATCATAATCAGAATTATAACCATAATCCCATTTTTTAAATCTATTGTTTTTAGCTAATATCTTAGGGTTTACAATGTCCTTAATTTCTTTCCAAAGAGTTTGCTCGTAACTCACTTGCTTCTCCCTTCTGCAAAACCTTTAAAAGTTTTTTCTATTTTGACTTCTTTAGGTTTTTCATTTAGCATGTCCTCTTCTATTTGCATACGGTTAAGTATTTCAAAAGCATCGAATATAGCTAATTTCTTTGTTGCGGCAGCGTTTTTCAACCTATCAGCGCTTACGTCGTCGTCTGAGTCTACGATTTTTTCTTTTGCTACTTTAATAAGTTCCTCAACTGCTTTTTGCCCAGCTTGGATTATTTTCTTCTTCGTTTCCTTGGTATTCATGAGTTAAAGCTATATCATTTGATTTCATACAATAAAGTCGTTCACCTTCTATAATAAACTCAAACTCAGAGTTTGGGGTAAACGTAATAAGTGTCCCAGGTGCTATTCCTATGGCTTCTAATGATGTATTAGTATATTTAACAATACCAACATTAGGTTGTTCTTTTCTATTATCTAGAAAGCTTTGATTTTTAAGTGGTTTTATAAAACAATAATTTAAATGTGATTTTAAATTATACATGTAAATTTGATCAGGTAAAACAAAGTACAAATCATCCTTAAAATAAGTTGAGCTATTTCTTTCTTTACCTTTTTGATCATACCATCTTCTAAATATATTGTGATGAATATATAATTCATCTCCTATTTTTATTTTAGTATTGTAAGCTGCAGGAGTTGAGACTACTACAGCTTTTTTACTAATAAATCTATGGTCTTCAATACTAGTATTAATAATAAGGTTATTACCATTAACTTGTCGTATATTGTCGTATCTTTCTTTTAAAGGCTTGACAATAAAGCTGTATAAGCTTTTCATTAATATGATAAATGATACTCTACAGATATTGACATATTAGAGTTAAACTTTTTCCAAGGTAAAACTTCGTTATCTTTAGTTATAAAAATATTGTAAGAATTATCTTTATTTTCAAAAATAATATCACTAATAATATGCCCACCATAGACCTCTTGACCTAAAGAATAATGCATAGCATCATTTTTATAATCAGAACCTATACTAATTTTTCTTATTTTAGACATCTTGCTCTATAAAAGTATATGTGCCATCCATTAAGTTGATATTTACGGCACCATATTCGGCTTCTAACTCGTTTTTAGTTTCATCAATAACTTTATCTAGTTCTGAAGACTCGTGTAGTACAGCGTGGTATTGTCTAGATATTATACCTATTTTTTGGTTTAATTGAGAATTTTTAAGTTGTTGTTCTTTTATTATCTCTAATTGTTTTTTATTTATTTTATTTACTTTTTTACTCATTTAATTTGATTTGATTGTTTGTTTTGTTTTATTTTAGTATACCGCTATCAAATTTGATCCCGATATAACACCTTTTGCTAAAATAGGAACTTTATCTCCTACAACTGTCCCTGGTTGCACCAATGGAAATGTTACTGCATTACCAGCTTCTGTTATTATTTCAACACTTTGTGCTGCGTTTCCATTATATATAACAGCTCCTCTATCCTCGACTGATAAACCTGGTAAAGTTAAACCATTAGCTAATACTTTTAATTTAAGTCCTGAACCACCGCTTCCTGGAGAACTAAGAGTAATTACGTTACCTATATCATAACCACTACCTTCATGTCCGCCTGATATTTTAACAGAACCTACTTTACCATCAGCAGTTACGCTAGTTATTTCTACTTCTATGCCTGTACCACCAGAAGGTACTGTAGCTCCTGCTTGAGTTATTTCATCACCTACATCTGATTGAGTATAACCTGTTCCATTGGCAGTTATTTCAACAGCTTGTATAGTTGGTATTATTGTATTTATTGCTCCAGCTGTAACTGTTGCAGCATCATGCCCAAACACTCTTGGTTGAGCCATCATATTTCCTTCTAAACCTTTCATGTTTATTTATTTATTTTTGTTATTTTTTCAGCACCACGACTTCCGAAGTATGCTACATAAACTGTTACCAGCAATGTTTTTAATAAGTTTATCCAAGCTTCATCTACATCAAATTGTAAATGAAAAGAATCTACAGCCATCATAAATACAGCTGATGCAGTTAAAAATATTAAAGCTAAAGGTCTAGTGTTTTTACTTAACCAAGAGTCTGACTTCATATCAGATCTCCACCTACTAGATACCTCTTTCATTTCAGCTATATCTTGATCTATAAGCTTCATAGCTTGTTCTTTATCAAGTGCCTTAATCTTATTATCACTTGTTATAAGATTTTTTACTATACCTAGTGTTCCTTGATTAGGTAATACATCTCCTAAAGCTTGCAATACTTTAGGAGCTTTACTAGAAAGAAAAGCTCCTATTTTAGTTTCTTTAAATGTTTTTTTATTTTCCATTAGTTTTTAAAAGTTAAAACAACCATCTGAAGTACAAGTACTAAACATTTTCTTTGGTTTAGTTCCTTTTCTTTTTTTGATTTTTGGTTTTCCTTTATCTTCAACACACTTTTGGTACTTATTGGAAAATCTCATACCTTTTCCACAGTCTTTATTAACTACTTTTTTTGGATCTGGATCTGGATCTTTTTTTGGATCTGGACCTTCTTTTGGTTTTTCAAAATACTCGTCCTTAGCAGTGGCTGTTTCTGTTATAGTTTTATCTCCAAAACCTGCAAATGTTGATTTCCATGAAGCATATTCTTTAGTTCCAGGTTTACCAGTTGGTCCATCTTCTGTTCCTTTGTACTGCTCATATAAAGCATTATCTTTTTTGTTTTTGAAACCAGCTAAATATTCTTCATTTCCTCCAGCTTTTTTAGTAACTCCTCTTCCTTCTATTACTTTTGATTCTGTTGCACTTACTTCAGGTTTAAAATATCTAGTTGTACCATCCGGTAAAACTTCCGATTGATAATCCATGTTTTTTAATTTTTCGTTGGCTAGATTTTGAACTTTATCTTTTAAAACATTAGCAGTTTCGTTTCCACTTACATCTGTTTCTTTCTTTTTGTCTCCGGGTCCTCCTTCGTTTGTTTTCAAATTTAAACCCTTGCCAAATTTCTTAACCATAGCTGAACCAAAGTTCTCAGACATAGATACTGTTTCTTGATCTTGCTTTCTAAGAGGCTTATTCATTTCTCTAAACGCAAAAGCAAAATTACCAGACTTAACATCACTAGATCTATTAAGTTTATCTTTCTTTGGTCTCATATCTACTTCAGCCATACTTTCACCTGCTTTATAAGCTGGCGCTTCCCACGGTGTTGTTCTATCACTTTCATCAAACTCAGACCTTGAAGTTTTTTTCATACCTTTTCCGTCCATGTTATGATAAACAGAATCATTATCATAAGCTAGTTTACCATCCATCATTGCTCTCAAGTGATTATCCTCGTGAGATTCTGCAACTTTTCTAAGCTTAGAATTTTTAGGAATATTTTTATTAACAATCATATTTCCGTTGTCATTTGCTCTAGCTACTAAACCGCTATTATCTGGTATGTTATCTGGAGTAAAAGGAACCTCGTACCTAGCTACCGGATCAATCTTTATTGGTTGTCTTAATTTAAAACCCATATCTTTATATTATTTTTGGAACTCTAATTCCGTTAAGTAATTCTTTTCTACCTTTACAACCACAGCCTCCAGGTATTTTATCAGCTAATTTTTTTATACCAGTAGCTTTAGTAAATTTTTCCACTACATCTCCAAGTCCAACTGTTTCCATATCTTACCATTTAACTTTGTCCGCCCAATAGGCAGCAGACATTTTACCTTTAGCTATATTTTTGCCATGTCTAGCTTTAAAACTAGCACGTTTTGATTTCATTTTTTTAGACTCCCCTTCTTTAGGTTTACCAGCTGTACCGCTAACCTTGTTAACATCTTTGCCTTGTTGGCCAAATCTAATAATCTTTTCTTTACCACCTTCACAAGCTTTTACTATATGAGATTTAGTTCTATGTGTAGGTGTTTTACGAGGTTTATTGCAAGCCATTGCTTTTTTATCTACTTTTTCTGACATAGCTAAACCTTTTTCATTTTTGCTAGCCCACACTGCTTTCCTTTG